TACCTGTTCCGCTGCATTGATATGGGAATCAAACTCTTCGTAGTCGAAATCATCCGGTGCGTGTTCATCGACCGCAGCTTTTGCCGCGTCAATGCCTTCTTGCGTGGTCAGGTCGGCGTCCATTAATGATTTGAACAATTTGGATTTGGGCGCAACGCCGAAATCCTCGACGCGAGCGGCTTTTTTCTTGGCGTTGTTCTCTTCGTCGACGGCTTTGGCTTGCTTAGTCTGCGCGGCTAAGTCGGGTGGTGTGGTCTCGGTATCACCCGACTGTGGCGTAGCGGGTGTAGCGGGCGTACTGACACCGCCGGCAGCGCCGGGTATCAAAGCCCCGAAGAACCCTGAGGCGCCGGCCTCTTTAGCTTCTTGTCCTGCTTCCGGTCCGGTGATGGGCAGCCCTGCTTGCGCCCGCTCTAATTCCGATTGTGTCGCGCCGACGCCGGCTTCCAAGGTACCTGACTTAACGGCATGTGTGCCTATACGGGTGAGGAGGTTCTTTTTAACCTCTTGCTCAACACTATCCCTAAACACGGCTTTGGCTTTCTTGCCTAAGCCTAGTGTAAAGCGGTCGGTGACGGCATCCAAAAAACCTGCGGGAATCGAGGCGGCCAAAGCATCTCCAGAAGATAAATCCTCCGCTTTGGATTTCTCCAATGCTTGCCGATGCATCATATCGCCGAACTGCTGCACAATATAAGCCCCTACTGTAACGGGGAGCGCCAATAATGGATTAACGGCGCCTGCGGCCAAGCCCATACCTAATGCCGGTGCCATGCCCGGTACAGACTCAGCGGTCTTCTCCATAGCAAAGCCCGGTAACTCTTTAGCGGCTGCCAAAGCACCGTCTTTGGAATAGATATCCTGAATATTTTGAAACGTCTGCGACGCTCTACCCGATTGTGGCTCTTGTGATTTGGACTTGATGCCCTCCATCTGTGCTTGTGCTTCGGGGCCATTGCCCAAGGCCGAGCTTATGCCTAACCCGATGCCCTGCGTTGACTCTTTAAGCCCTTCCCAGCCCCGACTGAGCGCCGAACTAAAGCGTCCGGGTTGCTCGCCTTGCGGATTGTCTTGAATTTGCTGCAGCTCGTTAATGCGCTCAAACTTGGCTTTAAGCTCAGGCGTCAACGGTGCTTCCTCGACATCTGCCAAGTCCTCTAGCGTAGGTATGGCTTTTCGCGGTGGCGGTGCTTCGCCCGACTGAATGCGCTTGAACTTGGCAATCAGCTCCGGCGTTAACGGCGCTTCTTCAACGTCGGCTAAATCGTCCAACGTAGGTAGTCCGGTTGGCTGGGCTTGGGGTTGCGCACCGGCTAGCTGCAAGAACTGCAGGCCTTTGCCGACATAGTTCCGGGTCTCTCTATAAGGCGGCACGCCGCCATGCTTTTGGACAGCACCGGGGCCGGCATTATAGGCCGCCAGTGTCAGTGCCGGGTCACCGCCATGGGTATCATAGAGTGCATCAAGGTATTCATGCCCTACCCGCTCGCGCTCAGCAACCGAGTTATTACGAATGGGCGTGATACCGTAACCAGGCGACCGCGCCGTCGCGTCCATGACCTGCATCGGCCCACGTGCACCTTTACCTGACACGGCATTAGCCTTGCCTCGGGACTCCATCCACTCGACGGTTTTGTGAAGCTCTTTAGGCGCAGCCATCTTAGGTTCCTTGGTTGAATTTCAAAAACGCCTTGACTTCGGGAGGGCTTAGTTTGGTGCCATGGAAATCATAACCTCCACCCCCGCTGGTGCTCCCCCCGCCTTGCTTCATCTGCTCCATCACGCCATTGAGCGCCTCTTCTGATTTACTCTTATACTCGGCGACGTCCTGCTTTTTAAGCACCATCTTTCTGTTGATTTGTTCTGTGCTTAATTTAGAAGTATCCTCACCCGCCAGTACAATGGTAGGGTCATCACTTTGGAGTATGGCGTCGGCGTTCTTTATTTGTGCGTTATACTGCCCCATTAGATTATCGAGATTGGTGTTCTTGGCGCTGTTCGGACTATTCGTCATCTGCGCCGTTGTAAACTTGGTCATATTATCGGCGTAGTTACGGTTATTCTGATTGAACTGCTCCATCTCTGACTCAGCAAATTTAGCATCAGCAGCGGCTTTGAGCCTTTTATCAGACCTAAGTGTTTCTGCCGCTTTCTCACGTTCAGCAGCGGCTTTCTCGGTATCACCTTTATGCTCTAAATGGTCAGCCCAATCAATCTGGAACTGCGCCTCGGATAGGGTGCGGGACAATTTCTCCTGGTCATCTTTATCTTTCAAGAAGCCCGGCATGGTTTCGGTTAATGCTTTAAGCCCTGCAGAGATGACCGGTCCTGGTGTCGAGCCCCAATGCGCGAAGAAGTCCGCCATGCGCAAGTTGAACTGGCGCTTGGACTCGTCGGCGGTATTGGCGCGTTGCCCCATGATTTCTTGACGACGTTGCAGTAACGCTTCCGGTGTCTCATACGGTGTGTCTTGCAGATTATTAAGTTTCGCTTGGTCTTCGGCAATCATCGGGTCAAACGGACTGCCGGCGGCTTGTGGAGCGGCCTGCGGGATACCTTGATTAAGTGGTGGTGCCTCTTGCCAATTACCTTCTCCTCCGCCTGCACCCGTGGGTGTCATGGAGCCTTGTAGCTGCGGGATACCTGCGGGTGCAGGCTCGGCTTGTAATGGCTGTGGTACATTTAACGTCGGCTGCTCTGTGGGTGCAGCTTGTACCGAGTCTATACCGCCCGAGAACGCACCTTTGATAGCTTCCCATGCACCGGCGACATCCATCTTGCCGACGACATCACGGACCGGCTTTTTCAAATTCTCCATAATAGAATCAGAGCCGCCGCTGTCCAGCACTTGCTTGGCCTGCACATCGCCGTTCTCGGCGCGGACGGCCAGATACTTGTCCATATCAGATTTTTCAGAAGCGCCCTCAGCAATACCAACCAAAGCACCGGCTGCACCCAAGCCCTTGCCTAACGTAGAGGCGACTTTGCCCAAGCCTTTCTTAACGGCTTGACCGGAGATACTTTGGCCTTCTTCTGTCCAGGAGCTAGGGGGCTTAACGGCCTCTATCCCTGGCGTTGGCTTAGGTGCGGCTGCCGTCTCTTGTGCCAGTAGCTGCTCTCTTGCTTGGCCTGCGTTCATCGGTTGACGGGGCTGACCGGCACGGGCATTTTTAGCGGCATCTATGCGTGCCTGCTCACGTGCGGCACGGGCCGCCTCTATTTCAGGTTTGAGTTTAGTTAGCTGCTCTTTCATCGTGCCGCCCTGTGCAAACGCAACAATGCCGCCACCGGCCATGGTCTTTTCAGCCAATAGCTTTTTAGCCATCTGCCGCTCAATATCACTGGTGGTGGTCTGGATAATCTCTTGCAGTTGCTCGGGGTTCATCTGGTCTAAATCAGACTCTATAGCGCCCCCGACGTTATAACCGACAATGCCGCCCTCTTTCTTATAGGCGTTGTACATGCTGCCCATGGCACCGATACCACCGAATAGTTGCGACATCATGTTAGGTTGGGCTTGATAATTCTGTTGTGTCGAGCCAGTCTGAGCAACGGGAAAGCCGTGTATCAGACCGGACAGCCAGTTCATCTGGTCCATCGGGTAGGCTTGCGCCTTGTTGTAATTATTGGTAGCCGCGTCGATGACCTTCTGTTGCTGGTCTTGCTGCATGCTGCCGAACTGCGCTTGGGTGTTCAGGATATCGCGCTGGGCGCCGAGCTGGCCCGCACCAAGTGTGCCCAAGCCCATCCCTGCCTGGATGCCGGCGTTCATGCCCTGGATGCCGAACTGATAGCCTTGCATGCCTAAGTTGGCGCCGAACTGCTGCGCTTGCTGGGCATTCTGGAAGGCTTTCTCCGCGCCGGTGGACTGGATGCCGGTGATGGCCTGATTGCGATTGCGCTCGTTCTCCGCGCCCATGATGGCCTCACGACTACCCCCAAAGGCGCCATTGCGCGTTGCTGCGGCTTGCTGCTCTTGCCCGGTGATATCATATTGCCGGTTGGCTTGCCCGGTCTCGTAGTTCACGACATTGTTCATGTACGGTGACATGAAGCCTTTCAAGGCATTAGGGTCGGTCGCCATCTGGTTATATTGATTACCGGCATTGGCCGCCTGCATGCCGATACCCAGAGCGCCTGCGCCCGAGCCACCGACCATCTGGCTGCCTTGCTGGAACTGGCCGGGGACTTGTAGATTGCCTGCGCCCTGGATGGCTTGGTTCTGCAGGCCTGACAGCGGTGCGACATAGTCGTTGGGATTCGTGCTGTACGGCTGGTAGGACTGTAGACCGGAAACATTACCCTGCGCGTCACGCTGGTAGACTTGGCCTTGTGCACTCGACATCATCGTATTGAAATACGGCTGCATGAAGTCGGGGATTGAGTTTGTATTGATGGTTTGGGTGGTATTGGTGGGGGTCTTCGGCGCACTGGAGCCCATGAGATTTGTCCTGATACAAAGTTATGTGCACGCCAAGGCGGCGTGAGTGGGTCTACATTTGTATCAGCAGTGCTGATTTTGATAGCAAGGGCGGAACCCCGCCCTTGCTTAATGCTACCTAGGTAGCATTTAAAACATTTTACTACTTAACTAACTTAAGCGCGCTCTTGGCAGAATTGTCCTCTATTCGCTTTGGTTGGTATTTATCATAGAGTATTGTTTTTACTTTGGCATTATCTTCAAGCACTTCATATAGCTTGAGGTAATCATCCAGTACCCTTCCGCGTACCTCTATCATATCGTCAGACATCTCGTCTTTCTTAAGCATCTTAGGGAAACCGAACAGATTACTCACAGCCTTGTTTACTACCGTATTAGCTTTGATGTAACTTAGCTCCTCTTTACTCAAATCATCTGGCAAAAGACGACTCAATGCTTCCATAGCTTCGAGTTGATGCTTCTTCGTCCCCGTGCGTAACTGGACTATCCTTAGTTGGTCTTCGAGATACTGCCACCTATCTACCAGCCGCGCCGTAAATGCGGGGGACATTTGTGCAACGAGTATATACGTATCACGCTTTGGGATTCGGTACGCTTTGACCATAACCCCTTGATTGTTCTTAGTTTCCTCCAATGGAGGAAGCCCAATTATACTGCTTTGGACAAGCCTATATACGGACCGTTTTACATTATCATGTCGACAGCCCAATAACTCTGCAATTTCCAGAGATGTCATCGAATCTATTTTTAATAGTGACAGCATTACATTACTCATCTTAGTTTCCTATTTTTCATTTAAGGGGTGCCCTTCTCCGCACACCGGGCCAGTGTTGAAAAACCTGAATTATAAGGCTGCGAAAACTTATTATATCTCAATCTCGAAAACGTCTGCCACCTTCTTATACCCGAAATCATTCGTCAATAACTTCTTACTCCAGCCAAACCGGGCTTGGGCTTCGATGCCGTCGTACTGCATCCCCTTAGCATAGAACCGTAATAGATTGAGTAACGGTACACCCCACGGCTCCATGGGCTCAACGCCACCAACAAAGGCAACATTGAGTAGTATCTTGCGCGGGTAAATCACCGGATTAACCACCGCCGCGCCGAGTATGGCGCCTTCTTCATAAACCACAAACAAGTGGTACTCGTACTGCGTCAGTAAATCATGGATGTCTTCTACTGCGTACCGACCCAAAGATTTGTCTGCCGCTTTACTAAGGTGTGGCTCAACTTGCTCCCAGAATAGCGGCAGCATAGCCAACGGGACTAGGGAGGCTTCAGGCATTATAGTGCTTGCCGGCTCTAAAGTCCGCTAGCGTCATACCTTGGGTTCGCTGAAAATGACAATATTCGCGGAACTTTGGCCAATCGCCTGCCCATTCCAAGCCTAATGATTTGCCAATATCACCGCAGCGTCGGAATAGAGCAATACTGTTCCACTGCGCTTTGCCATTGACGATAGGGACGATATCGAATGCAACCCCAAAGTTGTGGAACGAATAGCCACCGCGTGCGTTGGTTACAATGGCGCCGGGCTTAGTACGCCCTTGTGCATACAGTGCGTCTTGCTCCTGTATCGAGCGATATGTGCTGGTGATGAGAATCTCAATGCCTTGTTCTTTACACTTTGCTACAAACTTACGACACAAGCTAGCCACTTCGGGGTGTAAATCATTGATGTCCCGGCTGCTCATGCTGGCAATGCCCGGTATGCTTTACATTTATGTTGCTTATACTTTACCATTTATTAGCCTTTCTAAAATTTAATAGGGCGGGGATAACCTGTAAATTCATAGGCACGTGGAGCCCCGATACTTTCCTACCTTGTAGTGGGATGATGTGGTCTACATTCCATTGTATCCCAGTTAGGCGGGTTCGTAATTCTGAAAGTATGTATATCTCTTCCATTAACCATATATCAGTGGGGGATAGCCAAGAAGGGGTACGATGCATCTTCGCAATTTTCCGTTTCATACCTATCGCTTGAACTTTACCGGGGTTATTCTTCGTCCACCTTGTCTTACAAAACCTAGTGTTAGGATGGTCGGGATTTTCTTGCCTCCACTTAACCGAACGAGCTATAGCTTTTTCTAACCGAACTTTGCGCTGCTCTGAGGTTTCTACTGTTCGCGCCAACCTAGCTCTTTCTGCTATTAGGGGTAGTTTATGTGCATTCTCTCGTACCTTGCGTGCGTTATAGGCTTCCCTATTAGCCGCAACCCGCGCATTTTCCTTTAATCGAGCACACTCCACACAGCCCCCACTAGCAGAATACCGCAAACTATGTCCTCTATTACAAGGTACATCAGGGATATAATAAAGCCCCTCTCCTTGATACGCTTCTTTGACCCTCGCCGCACGGTCTTTATCATGTTTTGATTTACATCCAACACAATATCCTGTTGCTGCATACCTAAGGTTATGCCCCCTTAAGCACGGTCTGCCCGGAATATAGTGGCTTTCCCCCTTCTCTTTAGCCGCTTGCCTGTTAAGTGTAGAGATTTTCTTTGCGCTTAATTTCATTTTAATGCCTCATTAAAATATGCCTGGATTAAATGTGGCGAGCGTCAGGCTAACGCTGTTCGACCGCTAAGTCTAGCCACACACGAATTATACTACACAGGGAGCGCCTTGTATGCCTTAATGTCTCTGGCGATATTGCCGCGACCTATTGATTTTTTACGGCTGCGTTGGATATCATTCACCATCTTGTCAAGGCGTTTAGCCCCGGCATCACTGGACCCATTCCCAAGAGCTGAGACCGCATTTGCCGGTATGATAAACTCACCACTTGCAATAGCCGCCGGACGACGCCCATCAATAATGGCTTCTATACCGTCTGAGACCCCGTCCCCCTCACCGGACACCATGCGTCCGCGCGCGTAGCCATCGCCATGCCCCTCAACCATGCGTCCGCGTGCATAACCGGCTATGCCTTGTTGCTGTGGGGGTGCCTGTGGCAACGGCTGCGCTTGCAACGGCGCCATAGCTTGTGCCTGAGGCGGGGGTGCTTGCTGAGTCTGTGCCTGCTGCGCTTGTTGTAAACCCGCCGCATAGAATTTATTGACCGGCCCGCCTTCGGCATAGCCTAGCTTGGGCTTATAGGCCGTGGGTCGTGACGGCTGGTAGTTGGGGGATATGCCCCACGCTGACGTTGGTTGCTGCGGTTGGGGGGTAGTATCATACCCTCCCCCATTATTTTGGGTAAGGGCATTAATACCTTGTCCGACGAAGCCAATCGCCTGCAACGGGTTCTCGCCAGCCCAGTTCATAACTTTATCAGGCATGCCTTTTAGACCGGTAGTAAAGTGGGATAAGCCTTTTTCAAATGAGGACATGCCGGCTTCTTTAGCGGCTTGCTCTGAGGCTACCCGCGCCATTTGCTCTTGGGCTATACCCGTGGCTGAGGTTGCATCGGGCACCAACCCGGATCCGCCTGCGACACCTTCAAGCCCTATCTTACCTATGCCCTCAGTAGCGCCACGCGATAAGGCTTGCTGGCCCATCTGCGTCGTACCTTGTGTGAATCCTGGGAGTGTTGCAGAACCCGGCGCCTGCACCGCGCCAGCAATACCCATTTGATTTCCGCCTTGTGCGACGGCTTGTTGTGCTGCTGTAGAAAGTTCCGGTGTAATAGCACTACTGGCTGTTGTGCCTGCAGCGCCACCTGCCCCGCCTGTCCCTGCGCCTGCTGCAGCCCCTCCGGCAGCACCAATGCCACTGGCTACGCCGCCGGTTAAAGCACCGCCACCAGCGCCTATTAGCGCACCTTTTAAAACATTACCCCCGGATAACGCCGAGCTGGCACCCCCAATAACGGCACCTGTTCCTGCGCCAATTAATGCCCCGGTCGCAATGGTCATCGCCGTCGCGCCGGTGACAAACACATAGCAGCCACGGGCTTCTAAATCAGGGGAGTTGCTTCGGAATTTCATGGTCTTGCTCCAACAAAAAGATTTCATACTCATCAAACGTGTCGCATGTAAGAACAGCTTCCATCTCGGCAGGGTCGGTGATATCGGTACTTAGTATATTCGCAAACACGCAGTCTGTCTCGGCATAGCCCAGCCTTTTTGCGCCTGCTTTGCCCATCCCCACCCAGGGTGCGGTAATGATAAAAGCATGCTCGTCATCCGCCAGTCGTAGTGTACCTTCCAACAAGACGGCAATATGCGCATGCTTGTGTATTTTCCCTGTAAGCGACGTGCCCGCTTTTAAGCGCATCACCCGAAAACACACGCCAGGAAGGTAGTAATGCTCCAGTGGACAGTCCACTTGCGGCAGCGTTCTGATAAGCGCGCAAAGCCGCAGTATCTCCGGCATGTTGCCGATTTCAGCTAAGTGGCTCATACTTTTATCTTTATCACGTTGCCCGCCGTGGTGTCGTAATACAAATCACCCACCCGTAATTTAGCGAGGTCCGCTTGCGTAGGCAGGCTAACTTCCTGGACATTGGCATCATTTAGAATACTAAAATTCATCGCGCTGAGTATCTTGCCCTGATTATAATTGGTCGACGCCTGACAGATGCCGGGATTATCTAATTCTGCGAAATACAAGCGCAGGATTTTCAATAAGTCGTCAAAGAACTGCCGGTCATACTGCGGCGGTGCTAAGGGGAGATTTGGGGATTTGGTCGTTCCGGTACTAATATCACACCCCCACTAACTTAAGATTGCCCTTAACGGAGGTATCTTCTATCCGCTTGGGCTGATACTTGTCATAAAGCAACTCCTTTACTTTACCATTATCTTCAAGCACCTCATAAAGTTTGATGTAATCATCCAGTACCTTCCCGCGTACCTCTATCATATCGTCAGACATCTCATCTTTCTTAAGCATCTTAGGGAAGCCAAACAGATTGCTCACAGCCTTGTTTACTACCGTATTAGCTTTGATGTAACTTAGCTCCTCTTTACTCAAATCATCTGGCAAAAGACGACTCAATGCTTCCATAGCTTCGAGTTGATGCTTCTTCGTCCCCGTGCGTAACTGGACTATCCTTAGTTGGTCTTCGAGATACTGCCAGCGGTCGATAATAGCAAGGCGATACTTAGCGTTGTACCCTGATACCAATAAATCGCACTCCCTTCGTGGCAAGTGGTAACAGCGTTGTTGACGATTATTCTCTCCAAAATAGTAGCCCTCAAATTTGAGGACATCTATTTCTACTTCTGCTAAGACTTTTTCAATATCTCGAAGTACATTGTCGTGCCGTTTTCCTGTCAACTCCGCAATAGTCAGAGAGGACATCGTTTCAATTTTTAGTAGTGCTAACATTGCGCTGTTCATTTTAGTTTCCTATATTCAGTTAAGGGATTGGTGCCGTCTATATTGTACACCGACGGCGAGTGCTGAATACCTGATAAAAGGTCACAATTCTATTAAGATGCATCCAAATTTGGAGGCTACTATTAAGTTCTTGATTTTAAACATAAAACTCAGCGCCTGCCATCAAGGCGCGTATCTATCGACACACGACCTATCGTCCAACTCACGCCTAAAGTATCACTTGAAACTTTAAACGCCATCTGCCGCCCTCGCAGCCGTGTGAACACTTCCTCGGTAAACTCTTGCACCAAGTAGACCGGAGGATTGGGTGGTGTATAGTTCTGTGTACTAATGACCTCGGGGTTGTCGGCGGTGCCGTACGGGCTGCCGGGAAACTGTCGGGGCTTGACCTCCATGTTGACGCTCGGCGCATTGACCGTCGACCCATTAAAACTGACGTCCGGGATTATCCGCCAGCAAAAGCCAAAGGTGTGGCCGTCCTCAATATCAAAATCCGCCGATTGTACGAACGCTTCAATGGGCACCGGCTCAAGACCACTGCCGTCATCATAGCCGACTTCATGGTAGAGCATCAGGCCATTGTAGTCCGCTGCCATCGGGTATTGCCGGATACCGGAGTCCAACCACGCCGTGCGCGCCATACGGCCACACACCCAGCAATTCTCCAGATAGTTGTAAATCACATACTTATCAATCGTGGTCGAGTGCTTGGAGCAGTAGAACCACCAGATTTCATTAAAGCCCGGGTTGAGACCTGCGAATATCTGGAACGACTGCTCAAGATTAATATCATCGTAAACATACTGTTTCAACGTGCTTGGCAGCGTCTCGACACGGCCCGTGTAAACAAAGAATTTCTCCCGCCCCATCCAGTAGGTGGCGTTATTAACGGTAATCATCGCGTTGGGCGAGATAAGGCTGATATTGTCCATCAAGACATTAAAGCCCCATACATAGGAGGTGCCCAGATACTGCATGGAGTACAACGCCGTGTCTGTCCATACCAGGATTTCCTGACGGGTGATTTGCGCGGCGATAATGGTTGAGCCATGGGAAAGCCGGAACTCGCCGGCCTGATTGGTAATGGACGGCACCCACTGGTACGGGTTGGACTGGTCAGACCAGCGCACCATCATCGGATCAAACGCACTTGTTGGCGTGCCCGGTACATAGCCATTGGCGCCAAAGGCAATGACAAAACGCTGGATAGCGGAGGCCATCACTTGTAGGGTCTGATTCGGGACATACGGACCTAGGGCACCGTCATACGCAGTCGCCAAGGCTTGTAAAGATTGCGCTCGCGCGGTGACGCCCAAGCTGTCTTGCCAGTAGTAAATTGCGCCGTTACGTTGGGCAATCACCAAGTCCTGACCAAAGTTATCGTTAGTCCATAGACCTAATTGTGTGCCGACGGTAAATGACGTACCGGAGCCCCAGGCACCGCGTCCCCAACTGCCCGCACCCCAGCCATTGCCGTAGGTGTAGGTGGCGGAGAACGGGTTAATCTGAAATACAGCAGTGATAGCATTACCGCCGCCGCTGACTACTGAGGAGGTCGCCAACACGCCGGTGTCAAACGTAAATGTATTGATGTCAAGAACCGTGACTTGATACTCGGCATTGAGCGTCGCTGCCGGGATACCGCCTATAGCTGCCGCGCCGGAAAAGGTCACGAAGGCCTCTGTCGTTGCGCCATGGGTCGGGATAGTCGCTGTGACAAGCGAACTGTTGACCGTTGTCGAAAAGCAGGAATTGGTCACAGGCGTTGTAAACGTCGCCCGAATCGGCGTGATGTCGTAATAGACACCGCCCATCTCAATATAGTATTTTAGATTGGTGCCGAGCCCCAAATAATTGGAACCGTCGAAATCAATCCAGTTCCAGAGCGTACGGCAGACGCCTAGATAAGTCTCCGAGGACAGACGTATCCAACCGCCTATTTTCTCAGGGTTGCCGGAGCGAAAGCGCACCTTGTCGCCGTCCCACCACTGCCCTTCTGCCGCCAGTGTCGTACTTTCTCTAAAAAAACCAGAGCCTAATTTGATGGCCTTGAGGGTCATTTAAGTCGCCGCAAAATAGGTGATACTAATATTAAACCCGGACGTTGTACTTGGCGCAGGGCCACCCGTAAAAAAGTTTAAGTTACTGCCCGCAACATAGACTCCATATATTCCAGGGCTACCCAGCACAGTACCGCTCGAAGAGCCAATTGCGGCAAAGGGTAAGGGTATAACTGAAAAGCTTGATATTTGTACGGATGTTGCCCCACGCAATAACATATTTAAGGTAACTTGCCTGCCAATTTTTGTATAGAGAAAAGAGGACGTGTTCGCTCCAACAAAGGTAATAGAGGCGCCTATAGTTGGCGTCCAGCTCCCCTCTTGGTAATCATCCAGCGTATTAACATCCGTGCTGGCAACCTGTGTAGCAGGGAAGCCTACTTGCCCGCCCCGTAGGGCTAAGGTGCCGACGCCGGCGGTAACATTGGAAGAGGCCCCGGTGAACTTAACCAACCCTGTCGCAGCGATGGTATTAAAGGTAGGGGTGGTTGACGTCGAGACAGCAGTAGCATCGCCTACTGTCGCTATCGTAATATTGGTGCCTGCCGTCACACTGGTGTTATTGAGCGCCTGAACGAAATTCACGGTATCACAATAGACCAGCACCGTTGCGCCGGCTTTAACAGAGACAGCACTGCCCGTTGCTCCACGAATACGGATATCAAAACCCCCCGTCGTCGCATTGCGGACAATATAGGTCTTCTCGACGAGCGGCGCAATGATGTCAAAAATAGCGGCGGGTGTGCCCGTCGCCACCAATACCGCATTACGCGCCTGATTACTGATGCCGTCCGAATTAGTCAGCGTGACATTGGCTGTTGATATCACAATCGCCTGCACGCCGGTGATAGCCTGCTCTATCAAGGTGCCGAGATTGGTGTTGGTCAACGTGCCCCAGGTGCCGGTGTTCTCCCCCGTACCTAATAACGCTATTTTTAAACTTGGGGAGTAGGAGGTTGCCATGCTAATTATCCTGTGGTATTATATTGTTTCGATGCGGTGCGATGCTATGCGTTGCGTTGCGCAGCATTGCGAAGCAAAGGTTACTTTAAAGTATCTAATCAAGCCTCGGTAAAACGAGGCTTTTTTATGCCCCCTATTGCGAGTCGTCTATAATAGCCCAATCGACCGTTTGGCTGTTGTCTATCAACTCCCAGACTTGGGTCAGTCGTTCGTTAGGGTCTTGTGAAAAAGCCAGTTCTGAATAAGCACTATTCCCGTACACGGTTTGCCTCCAGGTACTCCATAAAATTGGCGGTAAAGGTCTTGGTGCCGGTATGCGTGCACTGCAGGTACGGGTCCAACCAGACCTTACCGCCCAAATCCCGCCACTTATGACAAAAGATATTATCCTCCGAAACCAGCTGCCCGTCGATAATCTTTATATCAAAGACCATACGGCCTACCGGCCCTTCATTTTGGTACTCTTCGCTGATGGTCCACAGGTTCTGCAGGGCTTGTTGGGTGATACGCAGAATGCCCGTACCGACACACTCTACCTCCATCACCCCGTCAATAATCTCTAAAGATGCGCCCGGCAGTACCTTGACATTGAACGCCGGATTGTCGCATTTCTTAGGTACCACGCCGCCGACGACCTGCACGGGGTGGCGGAGTAATCTAAAGAAGGCCTCAGGCTCCCAGCCAATATCCGCGTCGATAAACACCAAATCATCTACATTAGCGCTAATGGCCTGTTTAACAATGTCATTGCGTGCCCGCTGTACCAGCGCGTCATAGCAAATGAATAACGGGAAAATCTCGATGTCCTGCTTCGGTGCTTCTTTAAGCGTGCGCAAGAGTGCGTCAACATAGTGCGCAGTCAGCGTGCCGTCATAGGTCGGCGTGCCAATCAGGACACGCCTCATAACAACGCTTCCAGTTGCGACATGCGCGCGGAGAGTTGCTGCAGGGCTTTAACTATCACGGGGAGTAGCGTGCCCGATGCCGCTTCCAGTCTATCGGGGTTTTCTTCCAATACTAATCCCGGTATGACATAGCCCGTCTTTCTCTGTGCTGCTTGTAAATCTTGAGCAATGAAACCTAGTTCAGGGGTGCCCACTTTACCCCCGTCCCGCATCGCCCAAACAAACCTTACTGGCTGCAAGGCGTCGATGAAATCAAGGCCAGGTTGAAGGGGGGTGATTTCGCTTTTATCTCGCTTATCGGATAAAGCCGTAATGGTCGTTACCTGACAACGTAACGTTGTAATACTCGCGTTCCCCAAGGTGATAGTATTACTGGTCGTCGCGGTTGCCGGCTGGGCGGCATTTCCCAGACAGGTGTTATTACTGCCGGTGGTAATAGAGCTGCCTGCGGTGGCACCTATTGCTGTATTGGTCGTACCCGTTGTATTTGCTAAGAGCGTATTGACGCCGACTGCCGTATTACTGCTGGTTGTACAGGCATTTAGGGCATTAGCGCCTATCGCCGTATTACTAGCCCCCGATACATTGGCAGCCAGCGTCGAGGCACCCACCGCCGTGTTGCTGCTGCCGGAGGTGTTGGCTCCCAACGCATTTAAGCCTACTGCGGTGTTGCTGCCCCCGGTCGTGTTGGCGACCAACGCCGAAGAGCCCACCGCCGTATTGTAATTGCCCGTAGAAAGCGTAAGTGCCTGATGGCCTACTGCGGTATTATTAATGCCCGATACATTAGTGGTTAGTGCCGAACGCCCTACAGCAACATTAGCCGTGCCTGTCGTATTGTTATTCAGTGCCCCATAACCCACTGCGACATTAGCGGCACCTATCGTGTTGGCAGACAGTGCGGATGCGCCTAGCGCAGTATTGCCAGAACCTGTGGTATTAGAGGCTAATGTTGATGACCCTAAAGCGGTATTGGAATCACCGCCACTATTGGCCGCCAGCGCAGACGTCCCGACAGCGGTGTTGCTATTTCCATTGGTACTGGCCGCCAGCGCCAAATAACCCACCGCCACATTCTCGCTACCCGTGATGTTGGCGGTTAATGCCGAAGGGCCAATGGCAATATTGTAATTTCCCAAGGTATTGGCACGCAGGGCTAACGTCCCCACAGACACGTTATTACTGCCTACCGTATTAGACTGCAGCGCTTCGTCACCGAGCGCCGTATTATTGATACCTTCGGTATTTAATTGCAACGCAAAGTGGCCTACTGCGGTATTATCGGAGCCCGTTGTATTTGTCGTAAGCGCACCAAAACCAATAGCGACATTGTCTACACCGGTGGTGTTCGCCTGCATGGCTGCATGCCCGATAGCAACATTACCATCACCCACCGTATTTGCGTCCAGCGCATTAGTCCCTATGGCAATGTTATAGCCGCCAATACTATTGGACGTCATTGCCGATGTGCCCAACGCAATGTTGTACACGCCTACGGTGTTATTGGCCAACGCCTGATACCCCAGCGCAATATTGGACAGCCCTGTCGTATTAGAGGCTAAAGCTGACGCGCCAATAGCGACGTTATAATTACCTGTCGTACTGTTTGCCAATGCCAGCTCGCCTATCGCTACATTACGAACGCCCACCGTATTCGCCGATAGCGCATAGGCACCCAGCGCAACATTAGAGCTGCCTGTAGTATTAAGCAATAGCGCACTAAAGCCTACGGCCGTATTAAAATCGCCGTAAGTGTTAGCGTTTAACGCCGCATACCCCAAAGCCGTGTTCGTAGAGCCTGTGGTATTCGCGACCAACGCACCGACGCCCAACGCCGTATTGGTACTGACCGTGCCACCGCCCATACCTACAGGAATGGCCACAATCGGGGCAATATCCGCAGGCAAAGTACAAAAGATATCTTTAGGCCCGGGTAAAAAACTAACTAGGGTATTAGCGTTGGAGGACGCCAGTATAGTGGTCCGCTCCAAGGTCGGTGGCAGCGTGGCGTTATACGTACCCACGCCCACTTCCCAGCTGTCGTTCGGTACATCGGCAATCACGTACCACGTAGTATTGCCGTCACCGACCACACTAAAGTCCTGAAAGCCCGACGGCGCGCCCAGCAGCGTGATGACGTTAAGTCCTTCAACGGTGGAATTTTCTCTTATCCTGTTGCCTATGACTAAGCTCATGACACGGTGTCCCTAATAACGGCGGTAGTATAAGTGGCCGGCGGGAACCACACGGGGAAATCCCCTGAGGCAAGCTTGTCTGCACCGAAGTCCAGCACAGCCACGGCGGCGTCTGTTGTAAAATTATAAATAAGGGCGCCGCGAGTAATGAAGTCGGCGCCCGTCCAAAGCACATTTTGGAAGGAGAGAAAGGCAACGCCGTTATCTACTACCGGCGGAATCGGGGTGAGGCGCAGACCGCCTGCCGTATAGCCGGGGCCGGTCACTTCGTTAGTCGACGTGTAAATCAAAGTATCCGGACCCAAGTCAGCATTGGCGTTGTAAAGCGCCATGTAATACTGGTACGGGCTTAACAGTGAAAAGTCTTCAGCACCTAAGAGCTTGTTGAGCAGGAAAATGTTACATTGGCCCTGGATAAGCATCGGTTATACCTGATTAAACGGAATTTTCTTTTGGCCTTCCCGATAGGCATCGCCGCGTTCCAGGCCTGCGCACAGACGAATGAACTGCGTCATCGCTTCGGAATACTTCTGTTCATAGTAGCCGACCATATCGGCCTCGGCTTTCATGAATAGATTAGCCACTCGAATAGCGCCATAAAGTAACACGTTAGGAAAAGAGTCTGATAACCAAGTACGGCCCGTAGCCGCCACGGTAATGCTCTCAGGATTATAATTGTAATGGAGTTCAACTTCATAGCTAGCGTCCGGGGTGGGGGCGGTAATCAAAGTCAACTCGTTCAAGTCCAAGATGGACGGTCCAAATAGCGCATAAAATTTAGGTTGCCCATACACCGACGGGTTCGGATAGGCCTCACGCATAAAACTCACGTCTTTGTTCAATAAATAACTGTACACGCCCGCCGCATCAACCACCGCCAGTGAATAGACACTCAAGAAGTCCAACGGGCAGCTCAAGTATTTGTTGTGCGCCGTCAAGTGCCCCGTGACATTACGCCGCAGTGTCGGGATATTGACGGAGTTATATATTTCAAGTTCTGCGGTCGTGATAAACATCGGGATATTCGAGACAAACAGCGCCTCGGTGTTCTCTAAGAGGTCTTGAATAGCCTGAGAAATCTCGGTGTAATTCATGGCTTAACCTAGCGGTCCTCGCACCATTTTGCCCTTCGTAGCTGCGCCATAACCGCGCATCATGATACCACTGGTCTTCGGGTTGTCCTTCACCGCATTAGGCGGGTTCGGGACTGTTTTAGCCGTACCCGCTTGTTTGCCTTTTTTCTCTGCCATCATCTTCTCCTAACTAAAATAACTGGCGGCCAATAACACCAGCATCGCCAGTCCTACTGCCGTATAAAGCACCCGTAGCCGCCGGGTGTCGTCCTTGCGAATCTCTATTTCGTCGTCACCTAAAAACATTACAGCTTGTCCGGTAAAGTGACCCCTAAAGCGCCTGCGACTGCGCCGCCAATAGCCCACACGGTCTCGGGATTAGTCCCCATCGCCGGTGCGAAAATACTCAAGATGCTGGTGAGTATCCAGACGATGCCCCGCTTGGTGCTGGGCTCGGTCCAATTAACGTTCATTAGCCTGCCCTCTGATTATTTCTACGCGCCACCCCTCTGCCGACCTTTTTCATATCAAGGGATGATACACCAGACGTCGTTAAACCGCCAGACTCTGCGGCGACTACGCGGCTGCCGCTGCCTATCATCTTGCCTTTTGTGTGGCCCTTCTTGGCTACACCATCAATTCCACTTTTACTCATCACACTTCTCCTAACCTGCTAATACTGATGCTACGGACCCGACGCTAATTAAGGCATTGGGTGTTAATACGGTGTCGAACTGGGACGCGCCGCCGACTGGACTGAAGCCCCACTGGAATATGCGATATCCTGAACTTGGGTAGCCATACACATTAACCCCGGCTTCATAGCGTCCAAGGTCGGGGCGGGGATTGCGTAAGCCCTGTGGGTCATAGACAGGCCGCTCCCCAAGCCGAAGCTGCGGGTGACTGGGCTCCCAATCACTTTTGCAGACAAGGATTTGCGTCAGCGTATTTTTAATCATAATACGCTTTAAATCTTTTAACTTAAAGCGTTGTCCACACCTATCGCAGAGTCCCCAAGCCTGCTTACCTTCGGCGTATTTAACAGCCACTGCGCCCACCGAATATTTGCGGTGTTAGGTGCAAAGAAGCCTTTTCGCGGTCTTCATTCATCGCATTTTTCAGCTGCTCGTCGTAATCCGCCTTAAGGAACATCATCCGCTGTGGGTCCATCCCTTGTATCTTGGGGGCGATGTAATAGGCCAAGCCTGATATCAGCGCAGGCAAGAACCGGAAAGGGATGTCCTGGACATTGGATGCGTCCCCAGGATTTTGTAAGCGTCTCAGCCGCCAGTAAATCAAAGTGTATTGTCCATCAGGCGGACTGGCCGTCGGCCAAATATTAATCGTTGGGTACGCCACGCCCGTGGTCGGGTAGTTGGCGCCACTCTGACGATTTATCCAAATTTGAATCGGTTTGCCCTGCGCGTTTTTGTTGGGCAACGCGGCATAGGTAGAAGATGATATGCGCGTGATGGTGATGTCTTGCTGGTTCTGACCTGTTCCCGTTCTGATAACATGGTCAAGCAAATCGACAGTATCTACAGGCAGCGAGTAAGTTATCTGCCCGGTGACTAACGGGATGGTACCGGACTCCAAGGTCCACAAATTAATCCCGAGGTTGCTCCAAGCAGCGAGGAGGAGCTGCAAACTTCTACGTGCTGATTTGAAATCCCAGCCGCTGCGTAGCTCTGAGGAACATCTGGCCATTGCCTCTTCAACTATGTCAGCAAGGTCAAAATTGCCATCACTTAGTCCGCTTGTTTGCTCAGTCATCGCTTTAGCTCGCGCTCAGTGCCGTTAAACACCGGCGGCAACTTGGTCACCGGTACGGGGTTAGACTTGTGCTTGTGGTGCTTGTTAGGCTTCTTAGATGATTTTCCCACGGGTTTTTCCTTTCGTGGCAACGCCATCAATACCGCCGCCCTTCGCTTTCTTGACCTTACCCCCACAGGCGAACCTGCTTTTTGAAGCTGCTTCGCCCGGCTCGGACTTCTCCTTTTTAGCATAGGCCGCTTTGGACTTTACCGATTTCTTTTCGGCTTTTTCTTCCGCTTTGGATTCGGCGCCGCCGAATAATTTAAATTTTTTGCTCATTTTAGTGTCCCCCACCCATTAACATTTTTATTTGTTCTTCGACCGTTTCGTTGATGTCTTCTTGTCTTTTGATAAACTGCGCCGCATCGTTATGGTGAATCAATACCGAATCGCGGAGTGTTGTGTATTCTGTGTAGCCCCAGACAAACAGCCCGGCAATACAGCCGCTTAATACACTGACAATCATGGCGAACCATTGCCATGAGTTCAGGGCTTTAATGACCATCGTTTCGTGGCTGTCCAGCTTGGCGCGTATATCTTTTTGTGTCGCTTCCTGCTTTTCTGCGTAATCGTCAAAACGCTGAATAATGGCACTTACCCGTTCAGTCAGCGTATAAACCAAACCCATTGCAGCCCGGTCGTCTGCCCTGCGTTGTGGGTAATCGTCGTTATTCATAAGCCACCCGCGTAAGACTCTCGATTGGCGCCAGATTTCTGGATAATACGTGTTTTTAAAGCATCATTAGCAGGCTCAATATCTGCTGTGTAGGTAATTCTATTCATCGGAAATAATCCATATTGAGTGACTTTTGCCCCGTTCAATAAATAATGGCCTTCTGACTTTATCCCCAGTGCTGTATCTGTTGGAAAATAATAATCTCTATTATTTGTTATCTGTTTAGTACCTGAGCCAATGGGCTCATAAATATTCCCTTGCCCGTAATAAGCAGCGCCTTGGTTAATCGTAACAGGGGCTTCGCTCCAAGCGGCTGTCGCATAACTGTTCCATTCGTGGATAGTTGAACCTTTGGAATGCGCCCTTGGGTTGCGTGTTGTGCAATTATCCCAAAAATTGTGGTGCATACTGATTCTGGTAAATACTGTTAATTTGTTACCTGTGTTGTGCGTTTCGCTGCCGGTACTAAAACCTCGGCTATTGGGCGCTTTAAAACGGTTCCAGCTGATTGTTATGCCAGTCAGCCCTTGGGTTGTCGCATCAAGTCCCGTACTTGAGTTGTTATATACGGCAATCGGTTGGCCTGATGTGCTGCCAGAAGACTGCCCACTGAACGTACAATGATCCACCCAAACATTATAAGAGCCGTAGGATATGAATATTGCGCTGCCATTCGGGATATTATCTTTAAACGTGATGTTCTTGATAATAATATTATTTTTGCCAGCCGTACCGATTGACGCTCTTGTTATAGTTATATTTGCGCCTGCTCCATCAAGCGTAACATCACCATTTTTCAAGTACATATAGGGGGATGACGAAGAAGCAGGAGGCATTGATAGTGTTGCCGTTAATCCTGGCTTGAAAGTAATTACACGTTTCCCTGGCCTGTTAAGATAATCATAAAGTGAGCCTGCGCCGCTATTAGCGCCTGTTGTTACAACATAATGAGTTCCACCTGCGCCTCCGGTAACGCCTGCTACGGCTGCAAAGCCTTGTAGTTCTGAAGTAGCTGGTGGTACGATTGGCGATTCTACCGTTATAATCTTGGTTAATCGGTTATTGGCTTCATCAGACTCGGCAATCCGATTCATATTATCGGCAAAAGCGGTAACAACATAATTCCCGCTGGTTAATGGCTTGGCTGTTGTCGAGCTCAATGTCATTGTTGCGCCAGGCGCAATAGAGCCCATAACTTTTCCGTAACTATGTTCTACCCCAACGATAAGGAATGAAACACTGATATAGGTCTTGGGTGTTGCCGTGGTGCCTTGATTTTTGAGTATGCTGGTAAACTTGCCATTGGCATAATCCAATGACGTAACGACAATATCAGGGTCGGCAAATGCCTGGAATGAGAGTAACAGTAAGGCTATTATTTTCCACATAGCAGCATGGCCTTATCATAAGCCTGTCTGGGACTTAAGCCCCGGTAATGGGTATCACTGTACGGCCCAGACGTTAAGCCCGAATTGACTGAATAGAGTAATGGGGCATTAGCACAGCCATTAGTTATCGTGCAGTTTACGTATTTATCCCATTCCAGTGTTTCATGCAGTTGGTATTGCACATTAGACATAGCTTGGCCGGCATCTTCCCAAGCGAGTTGTTCACAGTCTTTAGGTGCCGCCCCACAATCGGTAATCAGTACCAGAAGGATGAAAGGCAGGACAAAGACAACCAGAAAGGTGGCCTTTATAGAGTCCAGTATTAGTTCAAATGTTTTCATCATCAACCACCTCTATAATTATCATGTAGCAGCCAGAATCAACAGATACAAACCACCCAACTACTAGAGGTACAAGTACCACTAAAAGAACTATGCCAAACAAAATCCAAGCTATTATTTCAAACATATCAATATATCCAGTTAACGTCTGACGTTCCTACGACTACATAAGCCGCCGTGACGTGTGTTTGTGCCATCATCGCATCGAATTTATCCGCATTATCCAAGTCTATGCCACTGGGTTTGGCAAAATATTCACGGGGATGGTTATGTGCCAGAATCACCTGATTGCATTTCAATACAGCGCAGTCGATTACGATTTTTAATCCGTTTGTAGCCACGTCAGTACGGCTGCCTTCAGCGACAACCTCATCGCCTAGGTATCTGTCATCTCGGTAGTAAATGGCGCGTGACTGTTCGTTTAAGACATTTTTATACTGGGTTAGTAAATAATAGTTAACCGTCTCTTTGTTAAAGCGAGCGGGTAGCGTAGTCACCGGCTTATAGGTGTCGTACTGTGCCGTGCAGCTAGCTAAAAGAAAGAGAACTAAAAGCCTCATGTCAACATCCCGACAATAGTTGCTGTGGGCAACGCTGAAGCATAGTAAGTAAAATTGCTGATATTAACCAGCCCGCCATTAAGCAGTAGGATAGTCGTTGGAACGGCGATGCCGGTATACTCCGTTGGCGTTGCGCCACCTGCTGCCGTGTACAAATACGTGCTGCCATCCGTTACTGCATTGTTATATTGCAGCGCATACGTCCCTGCAGTCGGTAAAGTAAGGTTAAATGTACCAAAGGGGCTAGGCGTTCTGAACGCCTGCCCAGAAGCGGTAATGACAAACGTGCCTTGCTGGGTGTTGTACCAGCTTAAGCCTGCGCCCGTGAAACTGGCTACATCGGCTGCACGCGCCGTATTATTCGGTATGAAGCTAGACATAGAAGCACCCGCTTCAAACTGCCCGTTGGTATTAGTCCCTGCAAAGGTGAGCGTCAACGTGCCAGCGGTTGCGGTAACAGTTAGAGATACTCGTGTCGTTGCGCCTGTGCCGGTTAATGTGCCGGTTGCTGTTCCCGATAGCGTACAAGTGCCAGTTCCCCACATTGAAACCGTGTAAGTCTGTGCGGTTGTGGTGATGTTCTGTGTTGCGGGTGTAGCAGGTATTAGCAGTAAATTCGTCCGCGCTTCTTCGGCCAGCAGGGTGATGGTATTGATTAGCGGTGTGCCTGCGGCTTCGGTGACGACGTTAGATGCAACCGTATTGCCATTAGTCGTTGTGAAATACTTAACGCCATCAACGCCTGCGCCGTGATATGGGTAGCTCAGAACGCCGATTGAGACGTCTGCACTTGGGTTCTGATTGGATTGGCCTGTTACGTTTTCGACTAATGGGCTCCATATTTCTATTTTGTCACCAGAAACAGCGACATCAATACCTACATAACACGACGTACTTGCGGCTGTTGATTTTATAGAAAATCGTTTCCACGTTGAACTGAGTGCTGACGTTATATCTGCACTTGAGTTGCCCTGATAGTTGAATAAATTAACTGCACCTGTCCCTGTATTTCTGCGTAACCAAAATGCACTAACAATAGTTGCACCGCTTGGCACGGTTAGTAACTTAAAAAATTGTCCATGTGCTCCAGTTGCGGTAAATACCCAGGCTGTCGTTGTTCCATCTGGTGCGATTGCGGTCTGTGCCGAAGTAATGGAAGACAGTGCCCATCCAGCGGCGGCTGTCAATGTAGCAGAATTAGGTACTAAATTCTCAACCCGCCGAGCCCCCGGAAAGCGCACCTCGTTAACTTTAGCTGTCTTAACAAGCCCTTCAAAGTCAACCACTGTGCCTGTCGTGCTGCGCGTAAACGTCAGCCGTGAGTCTATCTGGGGTGTGGTCGCGTAGTTATACGCGAGTGCAGTCGAATTGTACTGTACCACTTCACCTGACCCGCCCAGGCCGCCGGGCGCGTAGACATTAAGCGCCGTGCCTTGGGTGGTGTTGGCGTAGTTGGCGACGCCGGAGTTGCCGATGGGCATGTTAGCCGCCTACCACGCCGGACTGAATAACGACAGCATCGACTGAACCTGTTCCTGCGGTAATATTAAAACGTATGGCGGCAACGGGGAATGCATAGTTGCCGTCTTGCGTAGTCGATACCCCGACGACGGTCGGATGGTTGAACCAATTACCGCTGGCTGCGACATACGTCGAAGCAAACACATCATCAAAGGTGTGCTGAACGGAGTAGGTAGCCGTACCGGTGACAACCGCACCAAACCCGACATTGAACGGGCTGATATAGGTGTCCATGACAATCGGAGGTGATACGGCAACCCCGACGACTTTAGCTGTCTGGCGTCTCATGACAGCTCCTTAAGCAATACGGGTGAAGGTATAAGCCGTTGCACTGGAAAACATGAGTCTGAAGCACGCTTGTCCGGTAACGCCGACGGGTACCGTCAATAATCCGGCACTGGCAGAAACAGCCGCAGCTAATGCGGATAAAATACCATTAACAGCGACGACCATCGTTACTATACCCGTCGAGGTGCTGGCGGTGTTATCAATGTATAAATCAAACACGGTGCCCTGCACAGCGCCTAATTGGGTGCCTAATAGCGTGCCGGTCGGTAGTGTTAAACTGACCGCAGTGGCGGAGGTGACCGCGATATAGCCAGAAGCTACTTGTGCAGCCGTCAATGTCGCTGTCGCAGCTACTGCGACCGGGGTATGTACTATTGTGGGGTTGGTGACTTGAGGTGCACCGAGCAAATTGCCGGTGACGTTGCCGGTGACGTTGCCGGTGGTGTTACCGGTAATATTGCCAGTGACGGCACCTACGAAACCTGCGGCACTGTAAATCGGGCCAGAAAAATGAGTGGCTGCCATGGTATGTTACTCCGTATAAAGAGATTTCGCCCAGAGTCTTTATACCGTCGGCCTAGCTGCCGTCGCTGGGTGATGATGTTGCTAGATGTTTAGATTAATTGTGCGCCAAAGCACAGAAAAAGCAAGGTGTTTTTGTGTTATAATACGCCTCAGTGGGAGGTGCCTGTAAGTGCCTTTAAATATGGATGCCTTAATGCCTGCCCACTACCACCAGGAGCCTATTATGCAAGATAAAATAACGCATCATGGACACCATGAGCACCCCACTTACACACACGCGGAGCATAAAATCATTATGTTATTATCTGAACTGTTAAAAATTAACCAATCTGTCGCCGGCCAACTCAATAAAGTTGAAACCGAAGTCAATACCCGTTTTGCTGCACTGCAGGCCGCTATCGACAAATTGACTGCCGATTTAGCTGATGCGCCATTGTCTGAAGAGCAAGCCAACTCCGTTAATGACGTCGTTGCCGCCGCGCAAAGACTTGACGATATTTCAGTGGATTTACCAACTGAACCCCCTGTAGTATAATTTTACCCGTCGAATGGGTCTGCTTGAATCTTCCCGAGCTGACCTGCGCGAGCAGGTTGGCGAGGGATGCTCTACATAGCAGGGCACCCGACACTTTAACTGTAAAGCCCCTTGTATAAGGCACGGTCTATGTCCTTCATCATAGGCCTTGTCTTGCAATCCTCAGGAGTCGCTATGAGCTTCACCAAAAAAGGCCCCGGCAGACATCATGACTACCGTCCCGGTAAACCCTTCGCCAAGCTGCGTAAGCGCAGTAAAGACGGTACCGTCACGGTTAGAAATCCGTAATGTCTTACTCACTGCCCACCGACCAACACATCAAGCTTAAGTTAAGCGCCCTGGATGACGCCGGATTGCCCAGTCCCACGCACAACGAGACCTTTGCCTCCAGTGATTCCACCATTGCGAAAGTTAACGCCAGCGGCAGAGTATCCCCCGTAGCGCCGGGTGAGGTCATTATTGCCTGCACGGCAGAGTCCAAAGGGGAGACGCTAGCCTCAGAGTTCGCGATTACCGTCGTCAGTAGTAAACCGACTACGTTATTAGTCGAAGCAGTGATGGTATAATGTTTAACTATCCCCTAGGGGCGCTAGTTGACTGGTGGTTCCACGAAGCCCGCTTTATCAGAACTATTAATAACCCGCTAATTTTAGCCATGCTCATAGAGTCAGAAGACGGCATTTACTTATTTATGGCCTGATGCGTCGCCCTTAGGCGATGCATGTAATACCGCTCGAAATCGGCTTGGGCTATCCAGTGCTGATGCCCGTCCGGAAACCATACCGTGTAGCCGGGTATCTCGATATGCTTACCCCCTATAAACGTCCCCGCACTGTGGGGAGACGCTTTGATGGTTATCGTCGTCGTAAAAATACGTCGGACATAAGGGAGGGTCACTTATCTAACAAACCCGTCGGGCTGTTACGTAAGTACAGCTCCTCGTAGTCCCGCTCGTCCACCCACGTCGTATGCTTATCGGGAAAGTGTAGCCGGTAGCCCGCCGTGCGCTCCCAGGAATCATTCTGCAAATACCAGGACTGCTGAGGAATAGCGGTAATCTCGAGGGTAACGGTGAGTTTGCGGGGGAGGGGGGCGGTCATAATAATTTTACCAGTACGGCAACGACGCCGATAGCGAAAGCAATCAATGCACCCAGCTTGATAATCAGGCGCTGTTCGAGTTGGATAAGGTCTTGCTTGGTTGCCAGCTCTACTTGTGCCTCAACGAGACCCCGCACAATAGCCCGCGCCTGCTCGTGCGGGATACCGGAGGTTTTGAGCTCTTCGACCAAGCGGTCAGTATCAAATGTGAGTGTGGTCATACCACACTCCAAAGCCACTTCTTTTTGCCGCAGTCATAAATACGCCTTGCACCCATTAGGTATGTCATTTCTTTCTCCGTGCGAGTATCCGTTTCCGGATTGTAAGTGTCTGTACAGCCATGCTCCAGTAACCGTTTAGGTATGTCTCGGCGTTGGTAGTGCGCTTTGGGGCGAATGCCTATCTTCTGACTCCATACTTGGTAGTCTACAGTAATTTCATTCTCCAAAACAAACCCCAGTTGCTTATACATCCCACCCCCAAAGTATCGGTTATCTGAAAAGGACTTCACTTCTTTTGGGTTGTACTCTTGGAGAAATGCCTTAAATAATCGAGATGCTCCTCCTGATACTGTAACCCGCGTTGCATATCGCCCCAGCGTCCAACACCGCCCTTGTGCCGCTGTACCTCTATCATTTGCCCCAAAAACAAAGCGCATACACGCCACCAGCTTGTCTTTCCAGTACAACCCATAGTGCGCACCTACCCCTGCACCGCCTTGGATGTGATACTTGTCATAGAACCCCCGCGCTTCCTGAATATCTACTTTGCGTATTTCACATTTCCGCGCCATCAGCTTACCCTTGGACTTCCCAATCGCATTACGCAACAACCGTTTTACTGCGTAGGGGTGCTCCTTATATTCATTCTCAAAAATAGTTATTAGTCTGATGCCTAAATCCGCACATGCTTGATGTTTAATGGCGTGCTGGTTTTTATCCCTTTTCTCGGATTCTGCATTACTATGGCTATGATAATAAATGCCACAATATTCAACAGCTAACTTATGCTCGGGAAGGTATATATCCAGCTCTTTAGGTTTTATAAGCTGTCTGTCACGCCGCTCTACAGAAGTAAATATGGATAGCATATCCCCCAATGCCTCTTCATCCTTGGATTTCATGTGGTTGCACTGAGGGCACGGGTTTCCCCCATCCAAATGATTGTAGGCTATTTGGGTGAGCTGTCTGTTATGCGGGATGCACCTGAATGTTATGGGGTTAAGATTGTGTGTGTATACTGTTCCAGTGTAATCAAACACTCCTTTATGCAATAGGGTTGCCCGTGCAACAAACTGTTCTGCTACCGTTTTATTCCTTCGGGTATTTCGTGCTTGTTGGGGGCCTACAGCACATTTAGGGCAGCCCCGCCCTTTCCTGTGTGAGTGTGTAGTTTGGGGGAACACTCCATGTTCTCTACAAATAATATCAACATTGTCATGGGCGTTAGTGTATTTCACCAAAGAGTAATCATACCTATCTCCATGTACTTTCCTAAACTGCATTAGTCTATCTTCTAAAGAAGGCTTACGCTTTTTAGAAGCTGCATTGGTTGCTTCTCTCCCACACTGGAAACAGCCTTGGCGCTGGGATACATGTGCATTGGGTGACTGAAAAAACTCCCCATGAATAGGGCAGATAATTCTTATATATGTCCCGGAATTAATGTAAGGGTCTGGGTAACTATAAGTATCCCCATGTACTGCCCTAGCTTTGGTTATAAAATCTTCTGTTGTTAACTTCTTCATTTAGCCCCCTGTGTTGTCCAAGCAGCTATTTTAATACCTATATGGAAAAGGTCAACATCTAAATTGCTAAATGGACAGGCGCAAAAAAGCCCACCGAAGTGGGCTTAATTTACTTCTTTTAAAACAGAGACTTAACTATGCCCCAGGGCTTGAGAACACCCCTAGCGGATCCGACCAGCCCACGCTGTATCGTTCACGAGATTTGTAGCGAACGTTGCCCGTGTCGAAGTCACCATCCATTGCAGTGGTCAGTGGCGCTCTAACAAACATTTTGAGTCCATTAGGCACGTCCGTTGTTAACATCCAAGCATTGGAGTCGGTAAAAAAGTGGTTTATCTTATACCCACCTGGAATTGACCCATTACTCTTCAATGCGTTGATATCATTGTCCGCAGTACCCACACGAAGCTCTGTCTCAAGGAGCCTGGTTGCCACAAATTGCAGTGCTGGTGGGATGACTAACTTGACAGGTTTAGCTGCAATCAGCAACCCGCGTTCATCCGTCCAAGCTGCAATCTGGATGACTGCTGCCTCAAGTGAGGTTTCATTCAAATCCGCTGCTGTCGCCGGTGTATTGCTGTTATACCCGCCCCCTACCAGAGGATGCAAAGTAGAGAACAGTGGCACACCATCGCCGCCCACAGCCTGTGCTGAGAAGCCATTGTTGATAATAGACGCTGCTTTAACCTGCTTGGTGTACGCCATCGCTCTTGCCAGCGCTTTGGTATAACGAGCCGATAGTGCGTCATACAGATTGTCCTCGACAGCTTCTTCTGTAATTGAGAACCCTAGTGCAATGGTCTCATGATTGTATCTGGCCGTCCAAGCCTCTTGGGCGTTTTCATATTGAATAGCAGCCCCTTCGTTTTTAACCGGAGCGGCCTGGAAGCCACTCAATTTTGTTTCTTCTTCAAAAGAACGTTCTGAGCTTTCAATCTCGAAAATCTCTTTATGCTCTTCGCCGTAGCGGGCATATTCAAGACCGAACAACGCGTTCAGTCCGGGAAGCAATTCTTTTAATAGTTGTGCGCGTGAAATAGCCATGACTAACTCCTTTAAGTAATTGCTAAAGCAGTATAGTAAGCATGGACGCCAAAGTTGAGCTTGACGAGCACTTCCGGATACTGGGTGAAAATGACCGTCGCACCCGAGGCAATAGCTGCCAACGGCGCTGCATTGACGGTGACCGAGGTTGCACCCGCTGCCGCTGCTACAGAGACGTAAGACCCTGAAGCAATGTACTGGCCATTGGACGCAATCGAGCCTACATCAGTACCGACAACCAGTGCATTAGGTAATGCAGTCGTCAAGGTAATGGTTGTAGAGCTGGATGAGCCGACCGACGGGGTGACAACCGCAGTCTCAGGCACCAAACCCACCATACGCGCCGCAGCAGTATTGGTGGTTGTCGTCGCAGACCAGAGTAAAGCCACTTGGGAATTGCCGGTCGCGCCATTGACGGCGTTTTGAATCAGACCGTAGTTCTGACCGAGGACAGCTTGGCTGGCAGAGGCCAGTACCGTTGTTGCCGAACAGACGACGGCTTTAAACACCGTGTCGGGGTCATCGCACACATACGCCATGCCGTCACCTGCCAAGGTACTGGCGACCCAATTTTGGGCAAACAGTTTTTGCTTGGTTGCCGGGCTGGTGTAGGTGCAGCCTAAAAATACACCGACCAAGCCGACTGCGGTAGAATCCGTAGTGCCGGTGTGTTTGGTAATGTTGCCTCGGGTGATATTGACTAAATCACCGTAGCCTATTGCTGTTGCGTAGCCATAGCCAATCGGGAGCATACGTGTCGCACCTGCGAACACCTGCCCACCGACCAGATTGACTGGTTTAAGCCCATACGGGCCGTTTACAGTTGGGTAAGCCATAATGGCCTCCTATTAATATTTATGCATCCCCTAAGGGCGATGCATTAACCCTTGCCGAAGGACGTGGAACTTTTCTTTTCTCTAAAGATAGGCATCCGGGCGTCGCTTTGGCGCATCAGGTTATTGTCCACGGCCTCCGTTTGAGCGTGCGTTTGCGCGGTAATATACTCATTACGTTGCTGTACGAACTCAATCGGGGTCTTGCAGAGCAGTAACCCACCAATTTCGATGTTGTCCTTGAATCGGCTGTTCGGGTCGACCAATAGTTGCATTTGTGGCTGTTCAATCACCGGGACGGGTTCCCAGCCTTCTCGTAGTTTTGCGGACAGATTGCGCGGGTCAGTCTGACCTAACGAGGCAATACGAATCCAGCGGTACGCCCAACCGGGGATTTCCTCCGGTTTAGGCAATAATTCGGGGGGCATCCACTTCTCGGGGCGTTTGTGGGCGTCGCGTTTTTCCAGTACTCTAGTTTCAGCCATGGTCGTTTCCTATTAAATATCTTCCGGAGACGGCGTCGCCGGCAATGCTTACACCCGGTACAAACGTGACTGCTTCAGCTAGTGAGTACGTTAAATCAATATTCTTTTGTTGTGTAGTTACTTGAATAACACAACCGACACCAGGAATTTCCATAGCTTTTGTACTTTTCATCCAGCCTTCCGTCTGACTCGATGCTTTACAAAGCAACTGGAACATATCACCATTCCCAAACACTTTGATGTCCGGGACATTGACTTTAGCACCAGCTACGTCGCTGTTATACAGTGTTTTTTCAGACATTAACCTTCTCCAATTTAATTACTTCCATTGCATACTGCTCCGGGGTTAACCCCAACTTTTTGGCGATTGCCAGCTGTGAGGTCTTCAGGACGACTTTCTTGGAAGACGTACTGCGTCTGACGGGAGCGACGACATCCGGTTTGGGTGTGCCCTCGTCAGAGGGTGCACGTACACCGTGCTCAGCCTCCGTAGCGGGCGGTTCAAAAGCCTCAGGAAACCTCTGTTTGACTTCTTTGGTGATTTCGTCAAAATAGGCTTTGGAGCCGACAAAGTTCTGGCCGCGCGTTTCTGCCAAGTCTTCATGAACGGCGAGGGCGTACTTGGCCATTTTCTTTTTGGAAGGGTCTACATACCACGGGTTCTCTTTGACCCATTGGGCGACATTTGGGTCGACGGCAGGGGCGGGCTTGGGAAGCGTATATTCCGATGCTTCTAGCGAAGCGTCGGACATAGTAGGCTTGAAATCCGTGGCTTTGTCAAGCTTGGCATTGGCTTTTATCAGCTCTTGCTGGGCTTCGACAATCTCATCCGTGGTACCGGCATCATAGGCCTCTTTATAGCGCCGTTTGGCCTTGTCAACCTCAAGCTCTGCCGCCGACTTGTAGGTGGTTAAGAGCTCTTCTTCACCGGTCTTGAGCAGGGACTTTAAGCGCTTGTTCTCGTCGAGGATTTTTTGAGCGAGGGTCAGGGCTTCGTTCTGCTCACGCTGCGCCTGCTCTTTTAGGCGCCTTTCATCGTGGTAAACCTTTTTGTACTGTAAAAACTTATTCTTGACCGTTTTACTATATTCTTCCGAGTCCGGCAGCGTCTCAAGCTCATCGGCGAGGTCTTTCGGTAACGGTTCAATATTGCGGTCAGCGGCGGGGACATCGGACTCTTCTTCTATCTCAATGCCGGCGTCATCGAACTCACTGTTTAAATCATCATCGTCATCATTTGGGAAACGATATGCCATTACAAGTTACTCCTTTCTTCCTGGAGTTGTGCTGACTCTTTGTCTCGCATAATTTGCTCATCACGAATTGCTTTACCTACCCACATATAACATTCTTCCAAATGAGTAAGCGCCAGCTGCGTTGCGCGCGTATCACCAAAATCTTCAATGGCTTGCGCTAAACTTTTTACAGACTGTTTTATGTAATCCTGCTTTTCGCAGGCTATGTTGTCATACTTTATGTAATCAAATCTATTAGCCATTGTCTGCTCCTTGTTGGGCGGCGAATAGCCTGGAGACGTAATCTTCCTGCTCCGCATAAGGAATTAAACACGTCATTAACTTAATAATATAATCTTCGCTTCCGGTTACGTAAATTCCACTATTAATCAAACTATCTTTTGCTAAATCAAGTAGTAGCTCTTTTTGCTTCTCAGTTATCATTTTTTGTCCTTGGTGAGGTGGTGGTCGTGCGCTATGCGCGCGTTGAGTAGCTTAGTCCGCTGCGTTTGCGTCGCTGCGGCTTGGTAATCTTTTAATAATTTGCGGGACTTGTCGTCCCGCTCGAGTACGGACGTAACCATGATTTAATCCTCGAAATCGCCATTTAGTAATTTGAACTTAAATCTTTCTATCATATACAGTAGCTCTTGTTTGCTCGCAGTAGATGCTGCAAAATAAGCCCCATCATCGTGGCATCGCCCTATAACCAAAACCCTGTGCAACTTATTTTTAGCCCCCTCCAAAACGTTATCGGGACTAATATCCAATCGTGTATAGCCTCCTATAGGCGTTACCTTGCTCATGAAATCTTTTTAGTGCTAAACAAATGCTCCAACCAAGACTCTTTATGCTTGGCTCTAATAGCATCGGCCAAGTCCGCTTCGTCAGCTTGTTTTTGTAGTTCAATCAATTGCTCTTGCTCGGCGACCGAGTCTAACGAGAATTGGTACAATGCGTCTACTAAATATTTTGGAATCTCCATTTTATGCTCCTAGGGGTTCGTTACTTAAGACGCTAATCTTAAGGAATGGACAGTTAACGGCGTCTAATGCCGCGGGGGTCTTCGGCTGTCCCGATTACGGAATCATCCGTAATAAGGGCAAACTCTTTGCCGTGTATATTAAGCCGCATCCCGGTGTAGCTGCGGCACAAGATGAAATCACCTTTCTGGCACCACGGTCCTGATGGGAACTTAATAGGGTCATTATAGCAGTCAGGACCTAAGTCGACGACGAACAGCACCATGGTGAGTATACTTTCGTTGGCAACGGTAATGTCCGGCTTAATAAGCTCCGAGTTGTCGAACTTCTCGACGATTTCAGGCACGGCGCACAGGATGTGATAGCCGGTGGGTTTGGGCAGTTGTGATGCTAGTTTGGCGTGCTCGCTAGTGCTCGTACGCGTTTCTGATAAATCGGTCACTCGTCGTCATCCTCCCCTCGTGCGAGGGTGTTTAGCAGTTGTAAAAGTTGTTTAAAAGCGTCGATTTTGCCGACAATATGCCGGTACTCTGCCCAATCTGTCGGGGTGCCTTTACTCAAGGTGTCAGTATAGACGGTTATACGTTCTTTGACTTGAATCTCGAGTTTGGTCAGGATGCGCAGGGTCTCGTTGTCCATTAGTTCTCTCCAATATTAGTTACTCTTCTTAGCCGGTGCGGGCCTCTTAGCCGCCAGCTTGGCTTGTTCAAGCTGCTGCTCCAGGGTCATCTCGTGCTTGGCCATGTCATGGGCTTGGCTGGAATGATGGGTGTGTAAATCAACGGCATGCTTAGTGTGGCCGTCATGTTTTTTAGCATTTAATTCAAGCTGCTTGATATGGATATTAGCGCCGAGTTGGGCGCCGGCGGTCTCACTTTGGTCTTGCAGCTTGGCGCCTTGCAGTTGTAAACCCGCTTGTTTAATGGCGATATCGGCGTCGTCCTTTTTAGCCTTGCGTTGTAAATCTTGCGCTTTAAGCTGCAGCTCTTGTTGCTGGAGCTGAATCACCGGGTCTTGGGATTTGGCGGCGTTCTCTTGCGCCTGCTGCGCTTGTACATTCTGTTGCAATAGCTGTTGACTTGCTTTGGCAGCCAGCTGAGATACTTGTAGCTCCATTTCCATAGGGATGCCAATCTGCTCATCCTCATCCTCCGGACTGCCGTAAGTGGGAAGGGGCTGGCCCATCGCCTGCTCAATTTGTTTACGATACTCATAGCCCAGATGCTCGGCAATATGAGCGCTAAGAGCAGCCTCGAGGGCCTGTAGGGCTTGGGGATTGTTGCCATACGCACCTTGTAGGACGGACATCACTTTAGGGTCGTGCATGGCCGCCATGTGCACGGTGATATGGGCTTGGTGGTCTTGGTATAAAAACGCTTTGACCGGCTTGCCTTTGAGGATATCCTGGTTCTCGGTCACCGGGTCACGGGGTTTGGCGTCGCCGGGCATCGGGATAAGCTTCTGGTAGTCTTTAATACCTAGCACCTCTAACATCTGCCGATGTAGTAAAGGCATGTCATACAACTGCGGTGCGCCTTGGGCCAGTTGTAAAACCGCTTGGTACTGTACCACGCGTTGGGCGAGTGTCGCGGCGTTGGGGTCACTAACCGGGATGACGGCGACTTGCTTATAATCAGAGCGTTTAGCAGAGCGTCCGCCTTCTTCCGGTTCATAAGAGTAAGTCTGCGGCGTGTAGTCCCTGATGATGTCCCGTAAGAGCTGGAGCTCGCGTTTCATTGAGTAATGGATGCGGGCTTGGATCGCCGACATCATTTTTAAGGTACGTTCAAGTACAGCCAGGGTTGTGCCGACGGGCGAGTTGGAGCTCATATCGGACACGGCCAAGTCAGCGCTGCCGGCGAATTTGCGGCCTTCTTCTACTATTGCTTGGAGCAACTGGAAGAGGGTTTGAGACGGCTCTTTGTAGGGCAGCGGCATGAAATTGTCACGCAAGGTGCCGGATGGCACGTCGACGTCGCGCCACTCACCGGGGCCTATCGGCGTGTCGTCGCCTTTGACGCGCAGACCATTGGCCTTGAAGCCGCCGGGGAGATTAGACAAGGTACCCGCGTCAACCAACTGGCGGATTAAGCTGGTGCCGGACTTGGCGAAGGAGCCAATCAAGTTGACTAAGCCTAGGTTGTAAAAGCCAAAGGCCGGGATGTAGCCATAATGGACAAAATGGTTACGGCGGATTTGCTTTACATCGTCGGGGTCCCAGTTACGTCTAATGGCTAAGATGCTGGTGGTGCCTTTTTCTAGGGTGACGATGTAGGGTAATTCGATGCCGGTGGCATGGCCTTTGTCGTCTTTATGGGGGAAATCATCTAAATCAAGATTGACCTGCATCTCCAGGAGCTTGAAGCGGTCGTCTTGCGTCGCAGAGAAGCCTAAGCGCTCGGCAATTTGCTTCTCGATGTCGTCTAAGGTGTTGGACGGCTCGCCGAGCTCGACGTCCCGGTAAAAGCCGGCGTAAATCAATTTATTGACATCGTTCTTGGTCTTGCGCATGACATGGGTGATGCGCTCGGAGGACTCCAGGGATGCTGCGCCATAAGGGACGACGACATCATCGGCAGAGACGAACATGGAGACTTGGCGGCCTAGGCTGGGGTCGAAGTATACCTTCTTGAACGCATTCCCTGCGACCGCTAAACTAAACAACATACGCTCGTGGTCTGGACGCATTTCCACCATCTGTTCTGTTAAAGCCCAGTTCATGTCGGACTGTACACGCTCAGCAGCCTCTTTGAGGTCTTGCGTCTCCTTACCGATTATCTTGGTTTTACATGGGCCCATGGCGGGCCAAGTGGCTGTAATGACCTCACTGGCAAACTTTACACAGGCCTCAGTCAATAGAGGATGTACAATAGCACACGCCCCAGGCCATGGCTCTGTGCGCTCATCGAGACTTTTAATTCCAAGCAACTCTATCCCGTCCACATAGGTCTGTAGCCAGTCACGACGCGACATTTGGTCTTCATCGTAGTCCGCAAGCAGCTCACCGGATATCTTAGTTAGCTCCGCTTCGCTTAGTCTATCGGCAAGGTTCTCACCAAACTCGTCATCTTCAGGCTCTGGCATAATGTCTATGCCGTTGATGGAGACCGACTCAGGGTCATCAATTTCTATCTGGAGCTCGTCGAAATCTAACGGGGGCTGGAGGGCGCCTAAGCCTGTCGGCGCGGGGTTCAATGCGGGGGATATGGGCATAGCTATCTCCTAAATGGCAATAGCCCGGGGCCGCCGGGAAAGATGCCGATACAATTGAGTACGGCAATCAGGACTAATAAGCCAAACAAGAGGCGGATGAGCATGATAACGGGTGGTGGTAGGGGCAAGAACTGTGCCAGCAAGGTCTCGATAATGTACAGTACAATAAGTGCTACGATAATCCAGATGATGAGGTAGACCAAACAGCTAAGCATGACGATTTCCTTTAACGAAATTTAACTTGGCAGGGATAATCTGGAGATTGCTTGGAACGTGCAGTCCGGACACTTTCTTGCCTCGTAGTGGAATGATGTGGTCAACATTGCATTGTACGCCAGTTAGGCGCGTGCGCAACTCTGAAAGTATGTAAATCTCTTCCATCATCCATAAGTCTAGTGGGGAAAGCCAAGTGGGGGTACGCTGTGCTTTAGCTATTTCTCGCAAGTTCTTTTTAGCTCTGACCTTACCAGGATTATTTTGGCGATATGCCCTAGCCGTAGCGGACATACGCGCTCGGTTATTGTCCCTCCATATAGCCGCGAGTTTTGAAATACGCTCAGTATTTGAGTAATACCAATTCCTACACATCGCTATATACTTTTCCTTATTTGCCTCTCTCCAAGCCTGGCACCGAGCTAACTCCTTTTCGGGGTTTTCTTGTCGCCAGCGTTTATTATTGGCTAAGTCTATATCCTTCCTTTTTGCGTATTGGGTTTTGCTATATTCTGCTACCTTATCCGGGTTAGCCCTACGCCACGCCAAGCTTCTGGCATATATCTCTGCTTTATGCTGTTCTCTATATCCTTTAGCCTGAGCAGCCAGCTTCTCTTTATTTGCGTAATAATACGCTCTTTGTTGTGCTTTTCTTTCTTCGTGTGTCAGTGCCATTTTGGGGCTCCTATGTTTGATAGGGGTTAATAATACGCAACGCGTTTAGAGCTCTTAAAATACCTTATTTCGTCTTCTAAGTCCATCGTTGATTTGATGAATCCACCTGTACGAAAGTAGGCTAACGCCATGGATACGCAGTCAACGAGGTCATCATGGTCTCCCTGAGGGAAACTGGCGACTTCTTCAATAACTTCGTCCGCCCAGCGTCGGTTTGGCGCCCATACACGGCCCGAATTGAACAAATCAGTCGTCATAGAGAGCCTTGCGACCTTGTCGCCCGTGACCCGCGTTGGTGTGAATTCAGAACACGGGATGCCAGCGCTACGGAGCTCATAGATTAATGGCGCTCCCGAAGCTTTCTTCTCTATAATCACCTTATCTGATTGATATTCTTCAACTTTTTCCCTTGCCATCTGTTTTAGGCGGGTAAAAATACACTTTTCACGCACCATGTCCAACATGATAATGTTGGCTTGTGGCAACCCCGCGTCGTCGTCTTTGTAAAACACACCCCAGGTGATAATCGCTGAATAATCGGCGCGTTGATGCTTCTCGAAAGCGGTATCCATGGTTTGAAGTACAAATTCGATGGGCGGAGGGTTATCTGGCTCCCAACGCATCCAATCCGTGCGCTTTACTATCGCAGATTCATCTCCGGTTGGATTCTGCTGATATTGTGCATTCCATTTTGGCACTGAAATGGCGTTTTTGGTCGCTAAAATCTCAGCCATTGGCCAAAACTGAGGCCAAAGTGGGTTACCCGACGGCAGAATTGCAGGAAAACTGACATGCTTCCAGGTCTCCGTGTCGTTTAAAGCGGCATGGTTGAGGATTTGCGCGGTTAAATCTCGTTTACTCCAGCGGGTCATAACGACAACTATTTTGCCACCGGGTTGAAGCCGCTGGCGCGGGCCACTAGTATACCAGTCATAGACCTTGTCGTAGACCTCAGGCGTAGTAATGGCTTGAAGGGATTGCTGCTCATCGTGGGGATCATCTAACACAATGAGTCCGCCGCCAATCCCGGTACAACTTCCACTCACGCCTATCGCATAGTAACTCCCTCCGAAGTTGGTGTTCCACCGTCCAGCCGCTTTTGAGTCCGCTTGTAATGCTACGGTCGGGAAAATCTCCCGATACGCATCGGTATCGATCATATTACGAACCCGGCGACCGAAGCCGACCGCCAACTCAGCGGTGACGGAGCATTGCAGCACCTTATCATCCGGATATTTACCTAAATACCATGCCGGGAGCAGTACACTAGCGAACTCTGACTTGGTTGAGCGTGGGGGCATATTGATAATCAGCCGATTACTCTCACCTCTGTCGAGCGCTTCAAACTCTGCCGCCATTCTGAAGTGGTGGCGGCCTTCAATAAAGGTGGGCCACATGTGCTTCACAAACGCCAGGAAAGACTTGCGGCACAGCTCCTGGTGCTTGCGGCGTTTGAGCTCTTGTATTAAAGCCTCGAGGCGCTCACGGTCGGAGGGGGAGAGGTCAGTCAGAGCAGCCAATAGAGTAACCCCATCGCCAGTAGCCAGAGTAAAGCAAACGTTAAGACAATATTAATTAACATGCATCCCTCGCTTCGCTCGGGGATGATTCGTGCGGCTGCTGCGCAGTCTTATTCATCATCGCTCCACATGTTGATAATGGCAATAAGCCCGGCTATTATAAAGAACACCAACGCTATCATGTGACCACCAAAGAGCTCGACGACTATCCCCGGGGCGCTCATCCCTCACCGCGCAGCTCCTCGTCAGTGAGCTCGCCCCTTGCTTCGCGCTCTAAGGACAACTGGCTCTGGACATCAGACAGCTCGCCCTCTAGTACACCTAAATCATACCCTCTTAGAAGGCGATGCAGCTCTTCTTCGAGGTCGGCGGTGGGGCGTTGCTCTATTGAGATTTCTATCTTGTTAGCAAACAGCCCGACTTCGGCGACTTTGCCGAGGAGCTCGATGGACTTGAGCTTGACGGAGTCGGAACTTGCCTTTTCTGCGAGGTCAAAGAGGTTGTACAAGACATAGTTGCGCATCTTGTTGGTGGCGCCGAGCATGGTGTAATCATATTTGGTTAACAGTGCTTCGAGGTGTAGCGCTGCGCCGGGAGTGCGGGGGGCTTCGGGCGCGTCGGGGTTGCCCATGAAGATAGCCCGGGCTTGGTCCCGGTCGTCCTCGGTTATATTAATCGGTAGGCCAAAGGCTTTTAGAAATTCTGCGGTGTTAAAGGCGGCTTTGGCGCGCTGGCGGACGTCTTCCAATTCTTCGGGGCGTCGTGGTTTGGGCAAGGGATGGTGCCAATCAATCTGGGGGTTTAGTGCGGTGGTCATAGTGGGCGGCGTCTGAGGGTGGCAGTATCCAGATATCATAGTCTTAAGACTTTATCTTAGCAATAATCTCTTTGAGGTGCTCCCAGTCTCGAACTAGCCCAAGATTAATAAGCTGGCAGAGCTTCGCCTCCAATTCATAACGCGTGCGTTGGGCATGTGCATCAGCCACGGCCTGATTCCAAGTGGCACTTCCACTGTCACTTAGTATTTTACACTTGTCTCTAATCATTATTGCCAACTGGATGTATCTACCTTTATTGTCTCCACTCGGAGAGGGTATGTGCTCAGCTATTGCCGCGTTAAGCATTTTAAACTCGTCACCCCCCAGTACACGGAACTCCAGCAGTTTCCCTTCGATAAAAGTCTTATGTACCTTAACATGAAATTCGGGGCTTATTTGTTCAGCTAACAATACAGCTACGGATATGTGTCCATAGTGTCGCACACCTTTACCTTTACCTATTGTACATAAAAATGCCTCCTTTGGGAGCTCCCAAATACGTGCAGCCGCCTCGACATACTCCTCCAGGTATTTAGAGCTTAAGAACTTGTTTAGCTGTCGGACGGGCATCCCCTTCTTTAACCGATGAATATTGCCCGCCTCCATCAACGAAACTAAATCGACACCCCACTCAGTGGAAGCGAAAACTATCTCGCTGTCTACGTCTACTTTTAATATTTGTGGTTTCATAAATTTCTCCGAGTAAAAGGAAAATATTATAAAGGCGTTCCGGAATAAACGCAAATTTTTTATAAAAAATTATTTTTTAGAAATCTAAATACCTTACAAGGTGTAGGGTCTTTGGGTAGGGAGTGGTCGTCGGGAATCTGAAATGGTATGGAGATATAACGGGACTCCTTCGATGGTATTTTGCTTGGGGCGGGGTCGCCAAGTCCATCCCGCTAGTAAAGTCCCACTTTACATCCAGTATGCGAACGTTTTGCGCTTGGTATAATCCTTGCTACGTGTGTGCGCTACAATATATCCAGCAATCCAAAGTTATAGCCATTATAACCTTGTAAATAAATACTTGACTAACTACTCCAGAGTATGAGATAATATAGGCTCAAGTCAGAGTTATGAACTGACTTGGCAAAGTTAGAACTTTGAATCAATCACCCTTTTATGGAATCAAGACAATGAACATCCAAACTGAAAAACAAACGATCGACTTAACTGTTTCTTTGCACAAGCTTTTTGACTTACGGGAAGGACACGCCAATTTAATTGGGCAATTGGAGTCTAATCAGGAAGCGGGTGACAAGCTTTTACTGGCTATTAGAAGAGCGGGTTATGCGCAAGTGCAATCGGGTAGTGAGTGCCGTACCAAAGTCAACCCACCAAAGACTGGCTATTTCCCTTACCCAATTGTAAAGGAGGAGTTGACTACTCGGTTTATTGCCAAGTGTGAAAAGGATAAGAAAACTTACACACCCAAGCAATTGGCTGACTATTTGAAACAACAGATATTCATATTGAATAACTGGCTTAAGACTGGTAAGTTTAGCAGTAATGTAAGCATGACGAACCGTCGCGACGAGTACAAAACGGCTATGGATAACCTGGCCAGTGCTACACACCAAAAAGAGCTGGATAAGCAAATTTTGACTATTACTCAAATCAAAGCCAGTGAAGCGCGTAAGGTAGTAAATGACACACAAGCGCAAGTTAAAAAGCTTGGCTTAACGCTCAAAGCTTCCAGCGATAAAGACATCATAGACACGCTTAATGGGCAAATAGCAGAGCTTATGATGGATAAAATAGCTTTTGAGAAAACTGCTAAAGGTTTAGAAGACTTGGTTATTAAGCAACAAAAAGCGCTTGATGGTGCGGTTGAAAAAGTTATCAAGGCAACGGGCGAGGTTATCGAAAAAGAGGGTAAGTTACCGGGTAAGGGCAAGGGCAAGGGCAAGCCAAAAGCGCCAAGTGCGGGCACAGACGCCGATGGCAAAACGAATCACGACCCAAGTACAAACAAAATTAGCTTTAAGTCAGGTATCGCCACCGACGCGGAAGAAGAAGTAGTAGAATTTTGTGAGCATATGTTTAGCCATTTGACTACCCGTCAATTAATGTCCGCATTTGTAAAGCTTAAAACTGAACTGGGTAGCGTTGCAGACTTTGCAACGTTATAACGCGTTATAACCTATTGGAGTTTTACAAATGATTGAATTAATACCAGCGTACGGACGTACATATAGTGATACTAACGCCATGCTTAACGCTTGGTTAAATGGCTCTGACTTTAAAGTTAAGAATGGCGGACCCTATTGTTCGATACGGGACGTGGACCAACTCAAATCAGACGGTTATCAATTGGTCCGCTTGTACCCTAATAGGCTACAAGCGCATTTTTTAACTAAAGTATTGTAAATCAAACTTAACTAAGCCCGCGAAAGCGGGCTTTTTTGTGCCCGAAAGTTTTGCAAAGTGCAGTTTACTAACACCTGTTTCCTAAGGTGACGACAAGGCTAACCATCCCCTAGGGGCGATGGATAATTGTTGCTTATTTGGATACAATGGCCACTTAGCTTTGGTGTAGTTCTAGCGTGGTGAATACCCCTGATTTGGGGATATTTTAACACCTGTTCCCTAAGGTGACGACGAGGCTAAGCGCGTGATTGTGTACATTACTACACGCGGTAAATTACAACTGCATCAAGTGTTAAATTGGGCTTGATAAATCAAATCAATCAGTTAAGATAAAACGATGAGTTTTAGATTACTTATATTATATACTACTACTACTACTACCTAATAATAAAAATATATAACCCCCCTGAGAGTAATTTTTCTTGTACACACTCACTATACTACGCGTAATGGTACGTACGCTTTACATTTGAGACGGGTGGTCGTCTTAGTGAGCCCTCGTTTTTAGGTGTTTATACTCTTATTATTGGGTATTCACTACTTTACATACATACTATGCCACCTCCAGCCATCAAAGTTAGAACGTTATAACTTCCC